ACGACTTCGAATGTCCGCTAGGGCATAGATTCGAGGCACTCGTAGAGTACGACGAAAGAGAAATATTTTGCGAGTGTGAGGCAGCTCTAGCAACTAGAGTCTTCCCAGCACCACGAATTGACCGAAGCCACATCGCTCTCAGTGCTTCGGCTTCCCCAGAGAGCATCGCACACTTTGATCGTGTGCATCGTGAACGCAAGGCAATCGAGGAGAAGTCCATGAGGGAACATGGCGATTACGGCAAGGCTGCCGGCTCCGACTGATCTTGCGCTGTTTGAACAACCACAATCCTATGAGGACGGTTTGAATGATGAATGTAGTTGACGGCGATTCTGAACAGCTCGGAAATCTGGAAGACCTGACCAAGAGCTTGCGAGAAGAGGCTGCATCACTCACGAGTGGCGCAGCGAAACAGCCAGCGAAGGCTCCCGCGAACGATAATGCGGAGCAGCCGCCCGCTGACGACCTGCCTGAGAAGTTTCGAGGCAAGTCCGTAAAGGACATTGTTGAATCTTACAAGCAGCTCGAATCACAGCTTGGTCGCATGGCCAATGATCTTGGCACGCAGCGGGTACTGACAGACCGGCTTCTGAACCTTCGACGTGACAACGACCTTCGATCCAATGGAGCGGGAGTAACGCAGAACGCGCCCGAAACTCCGAAGATCAAAGCGACGGATCTGGCCGAAGATCCAACGGGCGCAATCGAAAAGGTTGTGAACGCAAGGCTGAGCAAGGCTCAGCAAGATGCTGAACAAGAGGCCCGCGAGCATGCCCGAAACGCTGCTGCTGCGCGACTTGTGCAGGATCACCCTGACTATCAGGAGTACGTTAATAACGCCGAGTTTACGCAGTTCATCAACAGCTCGCCGATTCGTAAGCGCGCTGCCCTGGCTGCACAAGCTGGCGACTTTGACGCTGGTAACGACCTACTCACCGAATACAAGGCTCACAAGAAACAAGTGAATCAGCAAGACGACAACAAGCGTCTGGATGCTGCCAAGGCTGCGTCGCTGGAAAGCGGCTCGCGCGGTAGCGAAGGATCATCGAAGGGTGGCAAGATTTATAACCGTGCCGATCTTCTCCGTCTCCAGCTGACGAACCCTGAGCTGTACTACTCGGATGAGTATCAGGCGGTCATCATGAAGGCTTACGCTGAAAAGCGCGTCAAATAACATTCAACACACAAAGTAACAACCCACTCACAGGAATTAGAATATGCCACTTGGCACAAACCACATCATCGTAAGCGAAGTCCAAAACTTCGTTCCTGAGCTGTGGAGCAACGAAGTCGTCGCCTCGTACAAGAGCAATCTTGTCATGGCGAACCTCGTCCGCAAGCTCAACCATCGCGGCAAGAAGGGCGACACCATCCGCATCCCGACTCCGTCGCGCGGCGTGGCGTCCACCAAGGTCGCCGAGACCCAAGTCACCCTGATCCAGCACGGCACCGACGCAGGTATCGTGATCTCGATCTCGAAGCACAAGGAGTACAGCCGACTCATCGAGGATATCGTCGATGTTCAGGCGCTGCCTTCTCTGCGTCGCTTCTACACCGACGACGCGGGCTACGCTATCGCGAAGCGCGTGGACAAGGATCTGATCCTTGACATGCTCGCCAACGGTAACGGCGGCTCCGCAACCCTGGTCGAGAATGCTGACGGTTCCATCGACAGCACTTCGACTGGCCTCACCAACGCCTTCACCGGCGACGGCACCACGGTCTTCGACCGCACCGCGAACGCCAACGCGGGCAACGCGGTTGACCTGACCGACTTCGGTATCCGTCGAAGCATCCGTCGTCTCGACGACATCGATGCGCCGATGGCAGGCCGCTATCTGGTCGTTCCGCCTGTTGTGAAGCAGGACATGCTGGGCTTCGCTCGATACACTGAGCAAGCGTTTACCGGCGAGTCCGGTGCTGGTAACAGCATCCGCAACGGCCGAGTCGGCGACGTCTACGCTGTCGAAATCTTCATCACCAATCAGCTCCCGCTGGTTGAGGATGCGGGCGGCGCGGCTGACCAGCGCCTCGTGCTGTTCTTCCAGCGCGATTCGGAAGTGCTGGTCGAGCAGATGGGTGTCCGCACCCAGACCCAGTACAAGCAGGAGTACCTGGGCGATCTGTTCACGGCAGACATGCTGTACGACTCGAAGGTGATCCGCTCCACGAGCATCATCCCGATTGTCGTGCCGGCTGACGCGACCGAAGCCTAACGGCTGACATGGGGGCTTGGGCTGTAGCCTACGGGTTACAGCTCTGCCCCTTTTTTGTAACATAGGACCGACATGGCGACGTTCAAAGCAATCATGAATGAAGTGCTCGGCACGCTCTCGGAAGACGAGGTTGCGGCGTCGATCACTGAGTTGGACTCCGATTATCACAAGCTGATTGCTCACTTCGTCAATCAGATCAAAGAAGAAATCGAGGATGCTCACAATTGGTCCCAGCTGTGGACCGATCTCTCTGTGACGATCCCAGGTGAGGCGCACAGCGCCCCCATTGTTGGTGCCAACCAGCGCTCGCGACTCGTACGTGTGCAGCAGTCGAATGCATTCGACACCGCAGCACTCGTGTTCGATGTCACGATCCCCTCGAATACCCGCCAGCTCATAGAGCTTGATTACTCTGAGTTGGTCTACCGTCGTCGCGTGAACGCTGAGACGGTCAATGATGCGCCGGTCTACTTCGCGCTCAAGATGGGCGCAGACGGCATCCCAAACATCTTCGTGTATCCGACTCCGTTGCAGACGCGGCTGCTGAGTGTGACGATGGTCGTCCCACAGGAGCGCGTCGCATTCAACCAGCTCGATACAGTTATTCTAATCCCCAACCGTCCGCTCGAAATCGGTGTGATCTGGTACGCGCTGCACGAGCGCGGCGAGGAGCTTGGCGTGAACAGCCTCTACACTGAGGAGCGGTTCCGACTGGCACTCGACGCGGCTATCGCGCGTGACTGGACGGAGCAGGGCGGGCTCGACCTTGTAGCGAAGTAATGCAAGCATTCGTCGTCCCGAAGGAACAGCTCCAGCCAATCGACTTGGTGACACCGGGCTTTCGCGGGCTCAACACCGCACAGTCTGGTAGCATCCTGTCGCCGGCCTACTGCACACAGGCAGACAATGCGATAATCGACTCGGCTGGTCGCCTCGCTGCTCGCGACGGCATAACGGACGTCACGACGACTCCGATCAGCCCAGCTGCGACGATCAAGACGATCCACGAGTACAAGCAGGAGGACGGAGACCTCATCACTATCGTTGCCTGGGATGGCGGCATCAGTACGAGCCTCGCAGATCCAGAAGGCTCTGACATTTCAGGCAGCGTCACAGATGCCGATGGCACGTGGCGCTTTCAGAACTTCAACAACCTGTGCCTTGGCTTCCAGAACGGCCTGACACCTATTGTTTATAATGGCACCGGGAATTTCGCTACCATCGTGCCGTCGAGCGGCACCGCGCCTACTGGTGAAGTGGCGCTGTGCGCGTTCGGTCGCGTGTGGGGCGTAATGACCGATGGGCAGACGATTAAGTACTCTGCCACGCTCGATCACCTTGACTGGGGCGGAGCTGGGGCTGGCCAGATCGACATGAGCAACATCTGGACGCAGGGCACTGACCGCGTCGCAGGGCTCTCGGAGTTCAACGGCCTGCTGGTCGTGTTCGGCCGCAAGCACATCGTATTCTTCGGGGACGGTAACAGCGGAGTGCTCGGCATCAGCCCGACGCAGCTCGCAGTCGTCGATATCATTTCCGGTACGGGGTTACTAACTCAGTACAGCATCCAGGCAGTCGGCGAGGCCGATCTGCTGTTTCTCGCGCCGGAAGGCGTGCAGTCGCTGTCTCGCGTGATTCAGGAGAAGAGCAACCCGATCACCACGCTGACCAAGTACGTGCGTGACGACCTGCGAAACGCGGTGGCTGTGGAAGATCCGCGCCTCATTCGCAGCACCTACAACCCGCGCCTCGCGGCGTACGTGCTGTCGCTGCCGGAGTCCGCGCAGTCCTGGGTGCTGGATCAGCGCCGACGCTGGTCCGACGAGGACGGCGACGAGCTGTGTACGATCACTCGATGGACGATTGGTCCTAGCGCACTCTGCACGCGAGAGAACGACACGCTGCTACTGTCTGTCGTTGATGGCTACGTTAGCCAGTACTCAGGTGCGACGGATCGCGGGACGAAGTTCCGATTCATCTATCAGTCGCCCTGGCTCGATCTCGGCGAGCAGGTTGCGAACTACGTCAAGATCCTGAAGCGCCTCGGCGCGATCATCTTCGTCACGTCTGAGACCAGCATCATCTTCAAGTGGTCTGTGGACTTCCGCACTGACTTCCGCTCCTCGTTCGAGACTGTCGCAGGCGATGCGACGGCCGAATGGGACGAGGGAGAGTTCGGAGAGGACGAGTTCGGCGGCGGCTTGGCGCTGCGTATCATCAAGAAGCCAGCACGGCACAAGGGACAATACTACCGGCTGGGCATCGAGGCGGACGTCGAAGGCGAGTTCGCACTACAACAATCAGAAATGTTTGCTAAGATCGGACGACTAGCTTAATGGCAGATTATACACAAATCACTTCCTTCGCTCCTAAGGAT